GTACCCCTTCAGTTCAAACGAACCTGGGATCGAAGGGTCAGTGCCCCGGTAGATGCACACGTCCCCGGCGGACGAGAGCGCCACCAGCGCGTCGTCTGGTCCGCTGCCACCATCGAAGGTCCACGACCAGAGCCCGACGAGATGCCCGCCGTGTGGGAACTTGCCAGCGAATGAGAACCTCGCGGCCGGTCCCGCGATGGCATCGAGATCGAGGTACCACGCATCGGCGGTTCCCTTCTGCACCAGCCAGAGCCGGTGCTTCCAGACCGTGCAGAACGCGGCGTCAGCCGGATCGAACCCACCACTGATCTCATAGGTCACACCGTCGCCGGTCTTGCCGACCTTGTTCCACGACCCAGCCCGGTAGACGTAGTACCCGTAAGCCTCGTCCGTGTAGGCCAGTGAGTGGAGCGGCGTACCGCCCACGGCCGCCACGATGTTGGTGGCGATCCCAAGACCAGAGTTCGCGGTCGTGGCGGGGAACGACACCATCGGCACACCCAGTGTCTCGGTGCTGCCCGTCACATCGTAGATCCCGTACTGATTGCAGGCGAACAGCTTGGAGTCGCCGGGCGTGGCGGCGTTGTAGCCGAAGATCGATCGCACTCTGTCCGTGCAGGCAGCGGCGGCTGGCGTCAGCATCCCGACCGCGTGCTCGTAGTAGCCGAGTCGCGATCGCATCCCCATGTCGCCACCGAACAGGTTGACGAGCATGACGGCGTCGTTGACCGGCATGGCCGCCAGCGACGACACGTTGTTGAGCCCGCCCATCGGGGCAGGCACGAGCTTCTGCTTGAGGGCGGGGGCTGCCTGTGCGGCGGCGCGGGCCATCAGGGGTTCCCGAACCCGGTGTAGGGCACGTTGCGCTCACCCATCAACTGGCCGAAGTTCTTGCGGGCGAGGTTCAGGATCGGGCCCTGCGAATCGTCACTGCTCGCCATGTCAAAGGCGTTCTTGAACGCCCTCTCAAGGTGCCCGGTCGGCAGCCCCTTGTCCTGCGCGAACCGCAGCTTGAGCAGGCGGCTCATCATCCACTTGTCGAACCAGACGATCGAGTCCCCGGCGGCGGGGGCGTCGGCGGAGGGGAAGGCCAGCACGGCGTCGGTGGTCACGCCACCCGACACCGCTGGATCGTTCCCCGCCCAGTTGGAGGATTGGTACTCGAAAGCCAGCACCAGCCCGCCGGGGGCGTTGGTGCCGTCTGGGAAGATCTGGATGGTGCGGTTCAGCGGGCGGAACAGGATGGTGAGCGTCACCCCCACCAGCCGCGCCTTCAGGTACTGCCACTCCTGCGGGGAGACCGGACCAGCCATCGGCAACCGGGTGGTGCGCACCCAGCCGGTCTGGTCGATCATATTGAGGAAGTCGTCGGGTAGGGCGTAGTTGGAAACCCCCGCCACGGTCGTGATCAAGCACTCGCGGCGGAGGTAGTTCCAGTTGCGGGCCTTCACCATCTCCCGCCCAGCCGACTTCAGCATCACGCACAACTGGAGGGTGTTGGGGTCCGTGGAAGCGTAGGGATCCGGCACCGCGCCGGATGCCACACCGCCGATGCCGACCTCGACAGCGGCATCGTTGATGATCTCAGCCGCAGTCCCGAACTCCATCACTGCCTCCCTACCGCTTGGCCTTCAGAAGCTGCTCGATCTTGTCCGACTGCTCCTTCAGGAGGTTCTGCATCGACTCGATCTGCGCATCCTTTGCCTCGATGGCCGCCTGCATCTTGGCCCCGCCGTTGGCGGAGGCGGCCTCAAGGAACGCCTTGGCCTTCTGCTTCAGGCTCTGGATCCCCATGAACCGCTGGGTCACGCCGTCCGCGAGGTTGGCGAGATCCTCCACCGTGCGGACCCTGAAGTGCTTGAGTTCCTCGATCTGCGAAACCGTCACCATCGGCCAGACGGCGAGGGGGGTGCCAGTGACGGCCTCCAGCCCGGTCTGCTTCCAGTGCGCGTACTGCTTGGCGAACCGCTTGTAGTCCTGCGGCTCCATCGGACGCTCCACCGTGTCCCGCTCGCCGGGAATCATGATGGTGATCCACTCCGCTTCCCCGAAGATGGGCCGACCCTGCTCAGCAGAGGCAGCCGGATCTTCCTTGGGCCGCATGGTGAACTTCACCCACAGCCGAGCGTCGGCTGGATCCTGTCCCTGCTCCGCTTCCATGCTGGTGAATCCTTCGATCTGGGGCATTTGAATCTCCGGTTAGAGGAAGGGGCCGGATGAGGACTTCAGCAGTCTCACCCGGCCCCCAGTTTACGGCTGATCTACTAGACCATCGTGGTTTCGGGGAACTGGAGGTAGCACAGGCCCCCCGAGATCGCCGTGATGAAGAACCCGCCGGGGATTTCCGACCCGGCCACGACAGCGTCATCGAGCGAGCCCGCCGTGGCGGTGGTGTACGCCGGGTTGATGGCGCAGGACGTCAGCACGTTCACCGGCACCTCACCACTGATGGCGAACCAGCCGTAGCTGGTCGCGCCGATCGCGCCCATCGCGACAGCGAACTTGCCGATGGTGGCGGCCAGCGTCCGAGTGGGGACGAAGGCCCCAGCGGCGAAGTCCACCGCATCGCCAGCCGCCAGAGAGGCGACTCCGATCGCGTACATGAACTTCGCCTTGTGACCGAGATCGTCGGTCGCCTCAACGATGGTGCCGAGCGGGTAGCGCGGGGTGGTTGCGACCACTTCGGTGATGCCCTGAAGCTGGGCCTTGCCCGCCGCTTGGAAGGCACCCTCGCCGATGGTGCCGATGGGACCACTGATCGTGTAAGCCATGATTTTTTTCCTTTCTCAGTAGTCGCCAGACTACGAGGTGGCGAAGTTGAGGACGCCCTGAAGCGAGAGATTGCTGCACGTCATGTTGCCCGCCCACGCGAGGATCTGCACCTCGGCGTCCTGGTTGATCGCGACACGCTTGCCCGGGGTCAGCGGGACCATGTTGCGATCCTTGTGGGGGCGGTAGAAGAAGTACTTCGGGTTGATGAAGTACATCTTGCCGGTCGGCATGAACCCGCCGATGCCGCCGTCCAGCACGACCTTGGCACCCATGAAGTCCACGGACGGGAAGCCCATGTCCGCGCCGCTGGTCTGATCGGTCATGACGCGGAGCACGTTCTGGAGACTCGCGACGTAGAGCGCCCACGAGGTGTTGTCCGCGAGGATGTACTTGGTCCGATCCGAGCCACGGACGGTCTTGGCCCAGAGGGAGTTCATGGCGGTGAGAAGCTGGGCGGCGGTCGGGGTGGCCGAGATGGTGAACTCGTACTGGTTGCGCCAGAAGGCCCACGTATCACGGGTGATGCCGCCGTAGGTGCCGGTCTGCGACGCCGTGGCGACAGCCTTCAGAGCGGCCTGAAGGCCCGTGATGGTCTTGCCGCCGGAACCAGTGCCGTCCGAGTAGATGCCCTCGGAGATCTTGTTCGCCATGGTGGCCTCGGCCACGCCCATGCGAGCCTCCAGCAGATCGAGAACCGCCTCGCGGCCCGAGTTCTGGAGAGTCTCAAGCCCGCTCACGACCACCGGGGTCGCGGCCTGCTTGAGGGTGTACGACGCGGCGGAGATCACGTCCTGCGCGGCGACCGGCAGGAGATCGTAGCCCGAGTACCAGCCGAAGTTCCCGTTCTCAGCGAACGAAAGCTCCTGAAGGATCTGCGAGCCGCCCGAGACCGTCTTGACGTTGCCAGACGACTTGAGGAAGGAGAGGAAAGCGTTGTTCTTGGTCACGTTGTCCGCGATCACCTTGGAGCGAGACTCCAGAGTGCTCGTGACGATGTCGGTGATGCTTGACGGGAAGCTCATGGGTGGTTCCTCACTGGAGAGAAGTGTCCATCATCAGTGGCTCTTTGCGCGTGGATCGGACGATTCCGATTCGCTCACGCCCCGCCACAACGAGGGGCTTCTACTCCAGTGAGTGGGCCGACTCAGGCTCTCACCTACCGCCACCGCTGATCTCAGACTCCACTCGTTCCAGCGTGGCTCTGAGATCGTTGCTGCTCTCGTCCCCGACCTTCGGGGTCACTGCCGGTGATGCACGAACGCTGACAGAGGCGGCCTTGGCCCGCGCGGTGGATCCGACTGGATTCCGTGCGGCGTGTGCGGCTCTCTGGGCGACCACCTTGGAAATCTCAGGATGGAGGCCAATGGCGCGATTGTAGGCATCTTTGACCGAGAGCGCAACCCCCCGGCGACGCGCCACCTCGATGAGGTCGGCCATGTCCTGCCGCACATCCTCAAAGAACTCCTCCTTGGCGATCTCCTCGACCTGCTGCCGGGCGGTGGCCGTGGCGGCCTCGGCCTTGGACCGCTGCTCCTGCTCCCGCTCCGCGAGAAGCTGATCGATGCGAGGATCTCTCTGGAACTGCGGCTGCTGCGGCTGGCCCGGCTGGGCCTGACCCGACAGCGCCGCGT